GCTCGATGAGATTCGTATTCAACTCGCTTTTCATTTGCAATATTGTGACCCGGAAAAAGAGTTACTGAAGCTACGAAACGCGAAAGTAGCACATCAAGCAATGGCTTTCGTATTGGGAAACGGTGATTACAAAGGTTGGTTCGTATTGACGGATATCCAAGCGACTAGCCGTCACACGGATAAAGCCGGATCACTGGTCGCGCTCGAGGCGAGCGTGACGCTACGCGAATTTGTAGGCGACAAGCTGAATTCGGCTATTGCGCCTGCGGTACAACCCAAGCTGCCACCCGTTGCCGCACGCGGGCAGTCACCTAATGGTGGTCAACAGACAAGCCGTATTTCATCTCAATCAGTCGGCGTGCGTGTTAGGCAGGCTGTAAGCTTTGCGAATCAAGCCCAATCATCAATGCGCGTGGCCGTTGATGGAGCACGCACCGCACAGAAGCTACGCGACAATCCGTTTGCGGCGATGGGGCGCGTGCCCAGTTTATTGACGAATGTTAAGCACGCTTCCTATTCGTTAGAAAAACTGCCGCCAACGCTGACGGGTTTGACGAATCGATTGCCTGAGACAACCAAGGTTATCCGAGAGAGTGACCATGCGCTTAAATCGATGCGAGACGCTCAGGCTCTATTGTCATCGGCGAATACCTCAAACGTGACGACACGCCTTGATGCTCTAATGCATCCGCTGACATATGCAAGTGGCGCACTCGATAGCGCTACACCAAGCATTAGCCAATTAGCAGCGAAAGTCATTACGAGGGCCCTTTGATGTATTTGACGCACATCACCACCGAAGGAGAACGCTGGGATCAATTAGCGATGCGTTATTACGGCAATCCTTTGCGTTATGAACGAATCGTGATGGCCAATCCACATGTTGCGTTAGTTTCCACATTACCGAGTGGCTTAACGTTGTCGATTCCCGTCATCGAACAACCGGATTTATCGGGAGCGTTGCCACCATGGATGCGTTAACCTCTTCTCTCTCCGAACATACGCCGCGTCCAAGCATCAGCATTCAAGTGTCGCATCCAACTTTTACACTGAGCTATGGCCGCAAGAACGTCACGAACGATATTACGCGTTATGTCTGTTCTGTTACGTACACGGATTATTTATCCAGCCAATCCGACGAATTGGAAATCGAATTAGAAGATACGGATGGCCGTTGGATTCGTCATTGGTATCCTGGCAAAGGCGACACGCTGACTTTCAAAATCGGTTATGACAATGCGCCATTGCTATCGTGCGGTGTGTTTGAAATCGATGAAATCGAATTTGCACAGCCTCCATCAACGGTGACGATTCGTGCGCTGGCAACAGGTATCCGTCAATCTGTGCGCACGCGAGAAAGTCGTCCGTTCGAAAATACGACACTGGCAGCAATCGTACAGCGCATCGCTAAACGCAATCAATTGGTATTCGTCGGTAAGATTCGCAATATCCCGATTGATCGACTCACGCAGTATCAAGAGCGGGATGTCGAATTTCTCGCGCGACTTGCACGCGAATATGGTTATGCATTCAAAATTATCGGCAAGCAGTTGGTTTTTACCGAGCTCGCTGCATTGCGCGACAGCAAAGCAGGCGCGGTCTATCATCCAACTGATCTGATCTCGATCCGAATGCGCGACAAAATCAAAGATATTTATGCGCAAGCCAAAGGGAAATATCACGATCCGAAGACTAAAAAACTGGTGACTTACGGCGTCAAAAGCGATGGGAAAGTCGGTGTCGTAGGTTCAAGTCATGCCACAACAAGCAGCGATACGCTCAAGCTTTCTTCTCGGGGCTCTAAAGCGGCCGTGCAAGCAAAAACACAAGCAGCACTTGCGCACGCGAATCTCCAGCAAATGCAGGGCAATCTAACCTTACCTGGTACGCCGAAGTTGGTTGCCGGCATCACTTTCGAATTGATCGATTGCGGCAAACTTTCCGGGAAATATTGGATCGAATCGGCGCGTCATCGTATCGAGCGTAGTGGAGGCTATACCACTGAATTAGAAGTCAAACGTGTGGTGCCTTCGAGTCAAGTCCAAGCCAGAAAACGCGATGGTGGATCATCCAGCAAAACACTAAAGACCCATTCATAACATGAACGAAACCCTCCAAGAATTTGGCGTCACGCTTAAATTTGGTACGGTGTCCGCGTCGAAACCGGGTTTTGCACGCGTACGCTTAGCCGACTTCAATAATATGCGCACGATGTGGCTGCCGATTGCTTACCCTAAAACGCAGCACGATCAATGTTGTTGGACTTACGATGCGGGCGAGCATGTCGCTGTGCTGCTCGATACCCGCGGTGAAGATGGCGTCATTCTGGGCGCGGTATATTCGAGTGCGGATACACCGCCGATTAGCGATTCGAATCTATTTTCGATCCGCTTCAATGATGGGGCGTGTTTGGAATATGACAGACATCGTCATGTATTGACGCTTGCGGGCGTGCAAACAGTTGTTGTGCAAGCGAGTGCGGAAATTCAGATGAAAGCCGATGCGCAAATCACCATTGATGCACCGCGTGTTGAAGTCACGGGCGATGTACTGATCAAAGGCACATTGACAGCACAAAATGGCGTAGCCATTACGGGCGGCGATGGCGGCAAAATCGTTGGCGACCTTCGCGTGCAAGGCAGCATTCATGCAAGCGGCACGATCATTGATACAGGCGGCAATTCGAATCATCATACGCACTAGCCGCAACGGATTAATGAAGCGCTAAAGCACTTTACTATCTCCTCACAAGCGATAACGACATGATAGTCGAATGACACGACTATCCGACATTCGCTCTGTTCACTGGCAGCCTACGCTTGGCGGCAACGGTATCGTTGAAGGTGTGGACGATATCGATCAATGCATTCGTCTGATTCTGCACACGCCTAAAGGCAGCGACCCGCATCGACCTGATTTCGGCTCGAATATTCATCTTTATTTGGATTATCCGATTGATCGGGCCGTTCCTCATTTAGTCCGCGAATCGGTGGAAGCCATTCGTCAATGGGAGCCACGCTGCGAATTAATCAAAGTGATGCCATCGATTAAAAACGATCATATGACATTGCGCGTGCAATGGAAATTGGCAGAGGGCATTCAACGCGAAACACAGGTACGGTTATGAGCTTACCCGAGCCGAATTTTATTGATCGCGATCCGCAGACCATTACAGCGGAAATTGTCGCGCAGTATGAATCGCTGACAGGGAAAACGTTGTATCCAGCGCAAGTGGAACGCTTGCTAATCGATGTGATGGCGTATCGCGAAACGATGGTTCGCATAGGAATTCAAGAAGCTGCGAAGCAATGCTTAGTTGCCTATGCGCGCGCACCGATGTTGGATTATCTGGGCGAATTAGTTGGCGTCACGCGTTTGCCCACGCAACCTGCAAAAACACGCTTGCATTTTGCGTTGGAAGCATCGCTTGCTACCGACATATTGATTCCCGCTGGTACACGTGTCGAAGGCGGTGATGCAGCGCTGATTTTTTCGACCGATGAGCCTGTTGTATTGCAAACGGGTCAGTTATTTATCGATGTGGCCGCGACTTGCGAAACACCGGGTGTCGTAGGCAATGGCTGGCAGCCTGGACAAATGAATAGCCTCGTCGATGCGTTATCTGATATCGATATCACGGTTCAAAACACGGGCGTAACAAACGGTGGTTTCGACGAAGAAAATGACGAACGCTTACGTGAGCGAATTCGTTTAGCGCCGGAAGCTTTTAGCACAGCCGGAAGCCAATTGGCTTATATCTTTCACGCGAAGAGCGCGCATCAAAGTATTGTCGATGTGGCGGTGTTATCACCCACACCGGGTGTCGTGAAGTTATATCCGTTGTTAAACACGGGGTTGCCGGATGCCAATAAACTCGCATTAGTCGAAGCAACGTGCTCAGCAGATCGCATACGACCGCTCACGGATCAAGTAAAGGCTTTAGCGCCTACGCCGATTGATTACACCATTGATGCGCAAGTAGTGCTCTATACGCATGTCGATATCGAAAGCGTGAAAGCACAGGCGCACGCTGCCGCATCCGCTTACGTGGCCGAGCGAGCCGCTGGGCTGGGCCGCGATGTCGTGCCCAGTCAAGTGATTGCTGCATTGCAAGTCGCGGGAGTCTATCAAGTGATTCTGCGTTCGCCCGCTGCGCTGATCATGTTGCAGGCTAATGAGTGGGCACGTTGTACAACAACGACTCTCGATATAACGGGGCTGGCGCATGGCTAGCGCTCACACATTATTGCTGCCGCCGCCTTTAAATAGTGATGAACGCTTTCGCGTGTTAGGCGAGCTTAGCAGGAGAATTAACGATATTGATTTATCTCCCTTACTCGTTTATTTGATCGACACCGTGAATGCTTCGGCCCTACCGCATTTGGCTGAGCAATTACATCTTCTCGGTGAAGGATGGCAATTTGCTCACAACGATGCTGAACGCCGTGCGTTGCTTAAGCGCGCGATTGAATTACATCGTTACAAAGGTACCCGCTGGGCCATTGAACAAGTGCTGCAAACACTGGCGTTATCGGGGCAAATAAGCGAGTGGTTCGAATATGGCGGTACGCCCTATACCTTTAAAGTAAACGTCGAACTCGCCACGCGTGGCATCAACGAAACGACCTTTAACGCGCTTGTTTCGCTGATCAACGAATACAAAAATGTCCGCTCCCATTTAGATTTACTAGCGTTATCGCTGATTAATCGCAGTGCCACGCCGGTGATCGCGGCCACGACGCTAGGGGGTGAATCGATCACAGTGCATCCCTACACGCTGACCCAACTCGCTCAACGAAGCACGGTGCCGTGTTGCGGTATAGGTCAATGGATCAGCGAATGGACCACGGTGCGCCCTGACATATCGACCCAACGTTTTCAACACAGCGCTGTGCCACGTTGTGGCGTGGGGCAATGGAGCATCGAAACCACGACGGTTTATCCGGCTTCAATGTGATCTGCTTTATTTGGAGAGTTTAATGATGGCTGATGAATTTTTTACGATCTTAACGACGATGGGCAAGAACAAGCTGGCCACGGCTGCTGCTCAAGGCATACCGCTTAAATTAACGCATATGGCGGTAGGCGATGGCGACAACGGTGCTTATTATTTGCCCGTGGAATCCCAGCAGTACCTTAAACACGAAACGTGGCGTGGCACGCTGAATCACTTATCGATCGATAAGAAAAACCCCCATTGGATCGTCGCTGAAGTGGTGATTCCCGATGATGTTGGGGGGTTTTATATCCGCGAAGTGGGTTTGTTCGACGAGACGGGCGCATTGATTGCGATTGGCAAATTTCCAGAAAGCTATAAGCCAATCCTTGCCACAGGTGCTAATAAACAGCTTTATGTACGGATGATTTTGGAAGTATCGAATGCGGCGTCTGTCACATTGCTTATCGACCCGAGTGTGGTGTTGGCTACGCGGCAGTATGTGGAGGAGAAGGTTGTTGGCGAAATCAATAAGCTCGATGCTAAGCATCTTAGACAAGTGATCTGGGGCACCCATCCGACGACGCTAGAAGACTATGGCATCACCGATGCAGTGACTACTGCTCAGGCAAAAGCCGCCGGAATCTGCGCTGATTTAGCGGTTACGAATCGCATTACGGGCGATCTTGATGCGTTACTCACGCCCGGAGAGTACTACTACGATGCGAAAGTTAATGAGAACGCACCTAGCACATCGGGACTGTTGAAGGTGTGGCGAGAGAATGCCGACGAGGTTTATCACATCGCTCATGCGTGGGAAAACAACGTCTATACGCGTGGACGCTATATAAAAAACGGCGATTGGGTTTGGACAGCATGGCGTCAACTGGACCCCGGAGCGGGTCAGCTTAGCTACTTCTTGATGCAAAAGCCGCCAAGCGGTTGGTTTATATGCAACGGCGCAGCACTTTCTCGCACTACATACCACACATTATTCGGCTTGATTGGCACCCGCTTTGGTGCAGGCGATGGTCATAATACTTTTAACTTGCCGGATTTTCGCTCCGATGTCGAGCTTTACGGGTATTACGGCAGAAAAAAATTTCATGATCTATATGAACAAAAGATTTTAATTCTCTGCATCAAGCATTCTTAGCATTTTAACTCTCTACATCAAGCATTGAATATGACAAAGACTATCTACCACTACGACCGTGATACGGGCGAATATTTATTTTCAGATCAAGCTGATCCATCGCCGCTCGAAACGGACGTTTGGCTCATTCCCGCCTATGCCACCGAAATCGCACCGCCTGTCGTTAATCAATCAGCCCGTGAAATTGCTGTATTCATTGTTGACGCATGGAAAATAAAATCGGATTGGCGTGGTGTGGATCTTTATTCGACATCGGATGGCGCAAGCGTGTCGATCACTCAAATCGGGCAAACTCCGCTCGATATCAGTGCAACAGAACTACCACCGCCTAGTGCTGCATGTATCTGGCAGGATAATCAATGGGTGGAAAGTTCCGCCAAGAAGGCTGAGCTATTGGTAAAACTTAAAGCAGCGCTTTGCAATCGCATCGACGCTGCAGCAGACGCAGCGCGCCTATCGGTCGTGGGTGACCCGTTGCGGGTAGTCGAATACGAACGTGCGGCGACCGAGGCACAGGCCTACAAGGCGGCTGACTATAAAGGTGACATCCCTCCGTCCGTGCAGAGCGCGGCGCAAGCCAAGGGCTGGACTGCACAGCAGGCAGCCGACGATATTCTGACAATGAATGCCTTATGGATGACAGCCCTGTATAGCATTCGAGCGACACGGCTCAAAATCAAAGAAACCGTGCGCCATGCTGCAACAGAGGAAGTTGCTCATGTGGCAATTGAACAAGGTGTCGCAGCAATCTATGCGGCCGTCTCTGGAATTAATGATGCGAACCCAGAACCGCGAATATGAATGCCGTACAACTACTATTCAGTTCAACGTGCTCGCCGCTTAGCTGGCTCATTCGCATCTGCACCTGGTCCACATTTAGTCACGTCGCACTCGTCGATGGCGATCAGGTGATCGAATCCATGCCAGGTTTTGGCGTGCGCAGAATTTCATTGACCGCTGCGCTACGTGAGACAAGTCGTCATGAACGGGTCAACCTTCCAGCCAACGCGCCAGCACAAGTTTTGGCGGCAGCGGCGAGCCAAATTGGCCGTGCCTACGATTACAACGCAGTGCTCGGCTTGAGCCTACACCGCGATTGGCAACAGGACAACGCTTGGTTTTGTTCAGAGCTCATTGCCTGGGCGTTCCAACAAGCGGGCGAGCCACTGTTTCGGGCCGAATGCATGCGTCGCGTGACGCCACAACATATCTACATGCTGTCGGCATTGCCACAGGCGGCATTCAATTGATTGACGAAAAAAGACAGCAACGAGGTAAACGTTGCGAGCACAAACCTGATAGATAATGAAAACAAGTCCCATCGTGCCCTGGATTGGAGGAAAGCGCCGTCTGGCCGATATCCTCATTCCGCGCTTCCCGGCACATACCTGTTATGTCGAAGTATTCTCAGGTGGCGCTGCGCTGTATTTCCTGCGCCCACCGGCTGAGGTAGAAGTGCTAAACGACATCAATGGTGAGTTGGTGAACCTATATCGGGTCGTGAAACACCATTTGGAGGAGTTCGTCAGGCAGTTCAAATGGGCGTTGTCGAGCCGACAGGTATTCAAATGGCTGCACGACACGCCCCCCGAGACCATGACGGACATCCAACGCGCGGCCCGGTTTTTTTACCTCCAGCACCATACCTTCGGCGGACGCGTGAACGGCCAAACCTTCGGCACTGCTACCACCACGCCGCCCATTAACCTGTTGCGTATTGAGGAGAACCTTTCAGCCGCACATCTGCGGCTAGATGGCACGTACATTGAAAACCTACCCTGGCAAGACTGCGTGCGCCGCTATGACCGACCCCACACCCTGTTTTACATGGACCCACCCTATTGGCAAACAGAAGGTTACGGAGTGGATTTCGGCTTTGAGCAATACGAAGCCATGGCAGGCATGATGGCTGGGCTGAAGGGCAAAGCCATTG